ACTATATTCTTTTCTATTTTTGATAGTCTTTTATCAACCATATCCAATCTGTGATTTGTTCTTTCTAGCTCGTTAATAACCAGTCGTTTATATTGATCCCATCCGTTAGAGCCAGGATGGCGATTCTCCCAAGGATCTTCAGTCATTACGCTCCTCCTGCTCTTGTTAATGTACAATTATTACTCATCTACTTTAGGACCTTCCTCATAATATTCGTGTGTTGAAGGCAAAGTTAAATTATATTTATGAGCGAGATATCCCTCTGTCTTTTTTACATTAGTAAGATCAGATACTTCACCCCCGCCAATAGCATCGTTTACAAAAATAAGCTCTACAAAATCTTTGTTAAACCCGCCGTTTGTACTGCTGTCTTTCTTTCCAATCCACGGCTCAGAAAGAACATCTAAATCTCTAGTGTAATCTCGATCAGAAACCATTTCATCTTCGCGAGACTCGGTAAGACCTCGAAGAAACATATAACCACCCTTTCTTCCAAAGGAATATATAAGATAATCACCAGCCTGTGCCCCTCCTGCTTCTGTAAGCTGGCCCGAAGTAAACCCAGAGCCGTAACCAAACGCCACGTCCTTCTTAGTTGAGGTCCAGTCATGTCTCAAATAGAAGCCATCCTCTTTATTTAATATATATTCAAGTGCATCTGAATCAGTATCGGCTCCCGACAATAAGATACAGCCGAAGAAATCACTGGTTCCTACGTTCCAGTCTGTCTCATCTCTTACCTTATAATAGGGATCCAGTTCTGGAATCGCAGGGTTGTAGGTAAATGCTAACCCATTTAAACCACGGTAAGTTTCCGTAAAAGAGGTTGTTATTCCTCCTGTCGCACCCGCACCAGCGTCGGCAATAGTTGATCTATTCTGCAGCTTAGTACATACTTGATCATCATCTACATCGTGATAGAAAGACTCAGGGCTGAACCATGTCTCTAGACCTTCTAGTTCAGCAGGAGTCCATAGATTGTTTTTATTAAAAGCCCACTCATCCTGATAATGGGGAGGAGGACTAAGATTTCTATAAGTTACCATGTTATCACGCACCTCTTGAACGTAAGCGCGAGATCCTCGTCCAAGTAAAGTAGTCTTATTCTCTCTAAGGATACAGTTTGTAGTTGTTAAATCATCTCCGCCTATTATATCCAGAGTAAATGCATTGTTCGATCGAAGACCTACAGCAGTTTTTTGTGCGACAGTAGTAACAGTTAAGGTAGGAAATTTTGTTGCGTGTTCGTCATCGCCATAGTTTGCAATAGCTGCATATCCTGGTGACTCTGGCATAAAGATCATTATCCGTAATATACCGTCTCGGTTTTCAATTGCATCAACAACCAATTCTTTGATATCTACCCTCTGATCGCCCGACTCATCCCCGACTGTCATCGATGTGTACACAGTTTCTGTCGTAGAATGATCACCGCCTGGAGTATCCCAACTCTCGCCATCAGCATAGTCATTCCAAGTGGCTTCCGTTTCAACAAACGCTTTCGTACATCGTGCTAGAGTTAGTTCTTCTTGTGCAGTGGTGCCCCATTCAGTCATTACTGTAAGAAGCAACTCAGCCTCAACAACTTCATTATTCTGAACGTTCTCCTCGAATTGTGAAACATCAAACTCAATCCAAGCATTACCGAAGGTACCACCACTACCAGTACTATAGCCAATTTTCATGGCAGTAATTAATCCGTAATTTGTATCAGGAGCAGCGCTGTTCCCCCGTGTTGCTTGGGTCGCTTCAAGAGTAGTACTTATGCCCTCACATATATCTTTATCTGTGGACATAGAAAGACTCGTGGACACCTAATTTTTCTACCGGAGCGTTCGTATTATTAAAAACTAAACGCATATAAGGTACTAGCATATTAGTTAGATCTACTTGATATAACTTAATACCTGCAACATCCGCTTCAATATCAGAAGCTACGACTATATCACCACCCCAATCGTTTCCGTTGTGTGAAAACTGTGCTACTAAATCAGGAGTAATAGAAGTCCCTCCTCCGCTAAAGTAAGAGGGCGGATCGATTGAACAAATCAAATCAAAGTCTGTAGAAATAATGGTATCACCTTCCGGACCTGCTACTGCTTGTGTTATTAGAATAAGACCTGCAGTAGGGACAACAGTAAAGGCTGTCCCATGACCATGGGTTGCGTTTTCTACCGCGAGTTCAAATGAAAGGGCGGTATCTGTAGCACTTGACCCTACGTCAAATTCGTTTTCTGTTAGAGCTGCCCCAGTACCTCCAGTAAAGTCGGCCTTAGTCATGCCATCTGTTTCAGGATCTGCAAGAGTTATAGCAGTATTGCCCGCAGTGCCCGCTAAAGATTGAGTAATAGTTACTACTGCACCTAAGACAGTAGCTGTTAATTTACCATTTGCATTAAGGCACGTAGCTAGATTCGTTGCAGTGGCATCGTTACTTGTCAATACTTGGAAGGTTGGAGTGTCTGTATCAGTACTAGTCGTTGTTAATTCTGAAGAGGTAGCTGTAACTACTGTGCCGTCGCTAGTAGTAATAGTAGCAGTATGAACTCCTCCTGCAAGACCACCAGCAAATGCTGCTGGAGGGTTTACATCACAAAGAGCATCGAATCCCGCGCTGTGTGCAATAGTAGTATTCCCTGTTGTAGTTGCAGTATCTGCTGTTATAGTCACAGCTCCGTCTACTACAGCAACATCTAAGGTTCCGTTATGCCCAGTAGAAGCTTCGACTACTATCTTAAAGTTAGCAGCAGAAGCGGAGGCGCTAGCGCCTGCGTTCCATTCTAATGCACTAGAAGCGCTATAATCATTTTTACATACATATGTTTTACTAAGTCCTGCATGATCTATCAGTGTGATTGTTTCGTCATTAGTGGCATCGAACTCCGTATCTCCAAATGTAAAGGTTGCAGTAGAGTAAGTATTAGCAGGCGTGATATTAATATAGTTAGTAATCGTAATACTACCCGTAGCCTGTACTCTATCCCTTGCTGTGTAAGTTCGTTCCTCACCGTCTGTTGAAGTAAGGGTTATATATTTACCGTCAGCAGAACCACCACGTATAGAGGCGGCACTATCGAAGGTAAAAGTAGCTGTAGAGCCTGTCGAAGCAGTACCGTTAGTGTACGGTGACGTAATATTCAAACCGACAGTAACTTTTTTCCCTAATATACCAGTCGCGTTGGTATTAATTGCATCATGAGTAATACCATAGCTCTCTTTTCCTGAAGTAAGTTCTTCAGTAGGACCAGAGCTCTTGACCTTTAAACCATTTGTTGTTGTTGTTGCGTATGCCGACGATGCGCCAGCTGTTACGTATAATTTTGCCATAATTTACATTGCTCCTTGCATCATCTGCTGTATGCCTTGTCCGCCGGTTTGTTCTATATCTTGCTGCGCCATTTGTGCAGCACCTTGTGTAATAGCATCAGTCATGCCTGTTTGTGCCTGTTGCTGTGCTTGCATAGCCATCTGTTGTTCTTGTATAGCTTGCTGTTCTTGTTGTACTTCTTCCTCTGATTTAATCCACGAGTCAGGAGCAAAGCCTAGCGCTGTAATTAAAGCGGCACCATACTGATCCCATTTAAACATAGCCATCGCTTGCTCAGGTAAGTTACGTACCATCTCTCCCATCTGCATTAGTTTCTGCAGGTCTGTATCTCTACTAAGCGCCTGAAGACCTGTAACAATCTCTACATCTAATAGACCCTGCTCATTAAACATCTCCTTAAGTCTTTCATCTATATCACCAGAGGAAATCATTAAGAATATAGATCGTTCAACTATAGGTTTCATAAGATCCCTAGCTATAGCAGAGAACGCTCCACCCAGTACGTGTTCTAATTCTTGCCCAATCATTCGCACAGCTGTTGCTGTGACTCTTTCACCTTGAGGTATACTAGACCCTCCCATAAGGAATGCCTTACCTACTTCTTCTCTAAGAATACTTACACCTGCTTGAGTGGATTGTATCTGAGGATTCATAGTATCGGCGGGGCTAATAGTAAAGACTTCTCCAGCTCTGGCTGATACCCAGGAACCTGTAGGACTGGACGCAACATCATCTAACTCTGTCATACCTGCTGGGTCTATGCCCATCCAGAACAAAGAGGCAGCTGTTACACCGTATATTAAGCCCTCAGTAAATGCCTCTAAGGCTTTGATATCTCCTATCATATCTTCAATATGAGATCTACCATAGTTTTCTCCGGGTATAGCAGACCAACGCAGTGCTATGAAGGGAGGTTGCGAAGCATACTCACCCTTCTCAATAACATTACCATCGGCATCTTGTTTTTCTACAAGCCACTTGTCATCGGACTTATGTGCCCTAACATATATCTTCTTATAACCTTTGTGATCTAAAGAAGATTGGCTTGTGTATGATGCTATTAGGTCTTCTGTTTCAGTTTCAATAGACTGGAACTCAATGTATATTAACTCCTCTAAAACACCATGAACATCTCTCTTGGATACGTACTGATCTAATCTCTGTAATCTAAAATTAAAATCATCATCCATAATAAGAAGGACATCGCCAACGATTATGAGATGTTGTAAAGCCTGGTATATAATCTCTCGTAAATTAGCCGAAGATAATTTATTAAATACTTGATAGCTTAATGCATCAAGATATGAATAGATATCTGGCTCAGGTTCTTCTCCAGAACCTAGTTCAAACTTAAAAAACGGAAGGTCATTCAAAGGCAGTAAAGCACTAAGCATTCTACTTGCCATAGATGTAACACCTCTTGCGGCTTGTGAACTAAAAGGCTGAGGTAACTCCTCTTGTTCTGTCCACCCATCCGGGGGTAATATAGTAGGTAAAGTTAAAGAACTAAAGTATCGACACCGCTGTAGTTTACTGGTACGGAAAGAATCCATTACATTAAACCTATCCGGTAAATTCATTATAGCTCACCCCTTAAGAAAGATGAGAAGGCGCTGTCCATTCTCTTCTTACTCCTAGCAGGAGTCGTATGTGCTTGAGATGTCCTGTCTCCAGAGGTAACTCCGTTCGATAGACTAGACCACATCTGCGTGTATTGCTGGTCAACATCTTGTTGTCCCTCTGCAATCTGTTCCGCAACTTCCTCGTTAATATTTGATTGCTCATCCCGAAGAGCCCTGATACGTTCTTCTTCTTCCTTTTGTTTACGGAGAGCCCGTGAACTTTCTAGATCTTCTTGCCATTCTCGGTCTTCCATTGCCATCTGTCTTTGGTAAGCAGCTTCTTCCCGAGCCATTTCTTTCTGGTGTACCATCTCATCATGACGTAATGCTATCGCTTCTGGTGACATAGGATTGTAAGTTTGCGGGGCGTCCGCTCCGAATAGACCACCCATTACTGTGGTCTCTTCCTTGTAGCACCAGCACCTCTTAGCGTTAAACTAAGACCAGAACCCTTTGCTCCCCACTTACCATAATCTTTCTGAGTACTGGCGCCTCTTGTGCCTGCACCAGTTTTTAGTTTTCCAGTGCCGCCTCTTGCGGCTGCTACCCCTGTAAGACGAGCCCCCTCAGCTCCCCGTTTTTCCCCGGCTTTCTTAGATGCGGCTGCCTTACGTTGTTTTAATAGCAGACGTTTTCTGTCGGCGCGGGTATCTCTAATACCAGCTATCCTATTACGACGTGATTCTTCTTCCATATATGCTTGGTTAGCAGCAGCTTCTGCTGCCATCGCTGCCTCATACTCTGCTTGCTGAGCCGCCGCTGCAGCTGCAGCCGCTTCTTCTGCTTCTTCTTGGGCATCGCCATCAATGATATCTACAACATCTTCGCCCCAATCAATGATATCTTCTACCCAGTCTACCGGATTCCATGAGCCACCCATAATTATCTCCTTTTTTCTTGTTGTTGTTTAATCAAAGATAATCTTTTAATGATATCTCTCTGACCTGCCCTGAAGACAGCTTCAATTTTAAAGGAGTCGATGTGATCCCCTACGTTATATTCAAGAGGTGGAAACGTCAGCATTAGATAATTTATTAGATCTTGATCTATTGCTGGTAGGTTTTTTGAGTCTTTCATTCGCCTCTTCCAATGCTTTAATACGAGCGTGATAGTCTCTCAGCAACACGTTTACCTCATTCGGTAAGATTCTTGCCTTGGGGTTCTCTACTCTACTGTATAATCCTGTCATAATATCCATTTCATTCTCCTTCTATATCCACAACCTCACAAGATCCCCCAACACACGCTAGAGATTGTGAGCTAACTGTTGTATCTTCTGTTTCGAATTCCTTTAAACGTCTCCAGTCTATATTTGCAGGCATAAGACTAAGCATCTCATAGTACTTCTCTTCAGACACAGCCTCAAAGGGGAGTTGCTCTCTATAGATGTGGTTGTCTGGCATAAAAGCTATACCAGAAACCCAGTCCCAGTTATCCCAGACCCATTGACCTATACCTAGAAAGGTATCGTCGGTGTAATCTACAGTAATACTGGGCTTATGTTCACACCATTCCTTTTGGTATGTTAACCACACATTAAGATGATCAATGGGGCTGTAATCTTCATACGTCTTTGATTCCTCTGGAGCCCTGTCAACAAATGAGAATATTGTAGTGTGATCTGGGTTGTCAAGGCACGGCTCATTAGGAACTTCCATGTGCTTCATAAATCTACACAAAGGGTTGGCTGTATCAATACGTACCCGTCTAATATAATAACTAGAGTATCTTGGGTGCATTCCTGATGATGTACCAGCAACACATGATGTAGTTCCTGAGGGTTTACAGCATGTTACAGCCTTAGAGGTATTAATACCTAGCCTCTCTGCCCACTCTTCGTTAGTATCCTTAGCTATTTGTTTAAGCTCATTTAATATACTATTAAGTTCATCACTAGGAGTACACATAAGAGCGTTATCATAAACACCCGTAAAGGATACGCCAAGCAAAGCTTCTTTATCGCAGTTAGCTTTCCATTCAGGTGCTAGGTAAGTAAACCTCGTACATGCTGATTGGATTGTGCCTAGTATAGCCGCCTGGCGAACCTTCTTTCGTAGGGTAGCTAGGTTATCATAAGGTTTAATAACAACCTCTGATAAATTACAGAACTGTTGAGGCATTAAGATGATTTCACAGCAGGGGTTAGTACCCCAACGGCACTCATCTCTACCTGACATCTTAGCTAGCTTAGCCATTGCTTCTCGATTACAGATACCTCTTTCACCAGAGCGTGACTTGTATAAGTTATCCCATTCTTCAATGAACCTGCTAAGTGTAGGCTTCTCTTCATATACAGCGGAGTTATTAGCTAGACCTCGTTGGCCTTCTAGTTCCCACCAATTGCCTGACTTAGCTGTAGCCATGTCCCTGTCATTAAGATCAGATAAAGATATTAGAGCGGAGCGTCTTACGCCTCCTGCTATAACTACCTCTCCGGTCATACATATTATATCGTGTACCTCCAGGGGGGTGAGCCTACGTTCTTCGGCTTCAAGGAACACCTTGACCACATACTTAAACAATCGCTCAAGTGGTTCAGGTCCAGATGCCTGTCCGCCAAAAGTCTTTAGCCGTGCTCCTTTAGGTCGTACTAGGGACGTGTCCCAAGTAGGATGGAACCCACCATAAAGTGCAGTCAGCAAAGCGTTGAACGCATCAGCCCATCCCCGCCTAGAGTCTTGTACAGATATAACAACCGTATCATCCCGAGTAATCACGGGCACGGCTGGTAATTTATTTATTTCTTCAGATTCACAAGAGAATCCTACACCAGTACCACAACATAATATATACAGTACGTCCGAGAATCCTCTAATGGAGTTGATCCCGAGGTAAGCACAGTTGTATAGGCAGGTATCGTCGACCTCTGCCGCAGCTCCCGCCGTCATCAATGCTCTCATGGACGGGAAGACAACGCGGTCCTTGGTTGAATTCCTGATTTCGTCCCACTCTTCTCCCAACACCTCTGGGAATCTTTGACCGAAGTAATCGTAGTAACGATCTACGCATTCATCCCATGTCTCCCTTCGTTTCAGGTCTTCTTGCCATTTACAATAGCTACGTGTTGCCACGAATTCTTGAAATTGATCCATCAAATCTCCTGTTCTTTCTTATAGCCCAACTTTTGGGACCAGTGAGTTATCTCACCTGTTTCTATATCATAATTTTCATCATGAAGTATACGTACACATCTTGCCATAGCTAAAGCTATGTCTTCTACTTCGTGTTTATTTTCTGGTGCATGCTTACCTTCGGCATACATCTCTTGTATACACATATGCCAATCTTCAGTAGCCCATTCATCTAATAACTTCCCAGCTGTCTTCTTACCTATTCTCCATAGACCAGGAATCCCATCGGTGGTATCCCCTGCCATCCACTGCATACAGAACCATCTCTCCGCATCATCTTCTGATATATAATAAGGCTCATCATTCTTCTCAGGATTGTAGGTCCAGCCATGCACTCCTTTAAGATCCTTATCTATACTAATAGATATAGCATCACCAGAAGAGGCGTGTATACCTAGTACATCATCCGCTTCTAGGGTAGGATACATAAGACAATCATGTCTGGTATTCAACGCAACGAATACATCACCCAAGAACTCAGGCTTGTATACATCTACCCTATTTTCCTTATACCCAGGATACACTAGCTTCCTGAAATTAACATCAGCGTTACAGCTGAGAGCTATCACTACCTCATCCGTGTCATCAGGTGTCCATTTATTTACTACACCTTCAACAAGTGTATCAATAGACATGAACCCCTCAGACTCAGCCACAAACGCAACCTTCCATGCTATAATATCCCCATCAAGAATTATCTTCTTCGGTTTCTTCATTGTCCCACTCCTCTAAATCCATTAAGTCCAACATCTCTGTGAACAACTTTTCTAAATCCGTCGTACGGTTTTCTCTATGTGAACGACACCCTTCGCATCCACATAACAATCCCTTCTCATCACTACCTACATTTTTGCCACACCATATAGGAACCATGTCCTTCACTCTGGTGTATAAAGACTTCTCACTCTTGTCGTTATATATTATATGCTGGAACAGATCCTTGTACTCATCACCTTCACCTGATTCTATAAGATTAGCAAGCGCTTCACTTCCGTGCTGTCTCCACTCCTCGTCACAATCAGCAGTCCTCTGGCCTCCGCTCAAGAACAATAGGATAGCATCCTTTGCTAAACCGTAGGCGATTTCATTAACATATCTACAATCATCTATAATGACACACCTTTCCCAGAACTTATCTCCTTTTTCTAAATGAATCTTCTCGTCGACAAGTACCTCTGAAATACTGGAATGCATAAGCTTGACCCAATGATCATCATCCAGTTCTCTCATTGCTGCTCCTATATCTTGACAGTACTCTCTGTATTTCTCGGGAAACTTATCCTTACAGTATCCCTTTTCCGCAGCGTCTTTCTTTAGTGGACCAGCGAACGACAGTAACACAGGAACAAAGCCATTGTTAAATGCCTCCTTAGCTATTATATCTGCAAGAGTAGTTTTACCAGCCCTTGCCTTACCCGCTATCATTATTATCTGCATTATATTCTCCTTTCATTAACCTATCATACAACCAAACAGGAACACATGTCGGCTTCACTTGGTATCCTAAGATATTTAATATCTCGCAAGACTTTGTTGAACAATTATTAACAGGCTCCCATTTAGAAAATCTTCTTATAAATAAATACCATAAGAAGTATACCCACAGCTGAAACTTAATAGGACCTATTGCCTTTACTTCTAAAACATCTACATCCGTTGTACCTAAGTCTATAACCTCCGCTGGCTCAAAGTTCTTAAGAACCTTTGCCTTTATCCATCGGCTTTCTATATTTGTACCTACGTGATACATTATCTCTTCGCCTGTAATAAACTTAATAACCACAGAACAGTGTTCATACTTGCAACACCTACCCGAGAGTAGTCTATAAAGCCACAGCACTTTTGAGTATAAAGATTTTTCTGATATTGTGTAGTAGAATACCACACTTACATTAGCTTCCATTAGTGACACTCACTCCAATTCTTCCCCACTCTATATTCACCATCCATTGGGGTTATACATTTTAAGAAGGAACCCGCACGTTTAATGGCACATACCCCAGCCTTTCCAATTTCATCTGCAACACTAGCGTCACACTCTAGCTGCCACTCATCGTGAACAGTAGCCATAAATGCATACATACCCTTGAACCTTTTCTCTAGGTCAGCATATAGAAACGCAAGTGCTACCTTCATTATCATAGCACCATCCCCTTGTATCTGTACATTCATAGAAGAATGTTTAGATCTACAAGGTACTTCTCTTCCATCCAGTAGCTTAACAGTCCCCTTCTGGGCTACCTGAAACTCACACCGTTCAATAAGTTTCTTTAAGGCAGGCATGTTATCTAAGAATCTCTTCTTCAAAGAAGCCCCAGCACCCACACCCTTGCCTATTATCTCGCCTATCTTAACGTTACCTGCCCCATAAATTAGAGCATAGAAGAATGTCTTTGCGTCATCTCTTGAGGCAAGCCCTGCTTGCTGTTGATTATACGTATGTATATCTCCATTGATAACAAGCTCTCCATACTTACCCTCGTCCCACTCCGCCATTCTATTAGCCAGTAACCTAGCCTCCAACCCACTAGCATCTATACCTACCTGTACATACCCATCTCGGGGTATAAACAAAGCTCTAGCTCGTGGGTCACCTGATACTTGTTGTAAGTTAGGCTGACTCGCTGTCATTCTACCTGTTACTGCACCTTGTGGATTAATACCACCATGTATACGCCCATCTCTAGAGATCACAGCTCGTGATATCCAATCAGTAAGCATACCATGTAGCTTAGTTAATTCAAAACTACGACATAACATCTTAGCTTCAGGAAAACTCAGCTTCTTTAGTACAGACTCATCTACCTTAGGGTTACCTTTGTCTGTTACAGGAGCAACCCATCCATATTTCTCCTCAAATCTACGAGCTATTTGCTGTCGAGAGTTAGGGTTAAAGTATTCAACACCATCCTTTAAACGTTTACCTGTCTTATCAGACCATCGTTCTGTTATGATAGGAGGAAACGTTTGGCACAAAGCATCTTCTATAGTTGCCTTCTCCATCAGAATCTCTCGTTCAAGGGCTTCAGCTGAATCTAAATCAAAACCCATGCCGTTATCTATCTGCTTTGCAATGATATGAGATACCCTATGCTCCAACCTAATGGTCATATCATTACTGGAAATGAATTCCTTTTGAGCCTTATAGATTGCTTCGGATACATGGACATCCTGAATACAGTATGTCAACATCTCCTCCGTAAACTCATCGAACCCGCCAGCATAATCATCCTTAAGTAAACCTAACGATTCGCCCCACGCCCTCAGGCTGTTACTGCCCAAGGGGTGGTTGCGAATATCAGGGTACTTGATTCGGGATACTATAAGAGTATCTATAACTTCTGTGTTAATAGCACCATAGAATCTCTCTAGTACGGGTACATCATACATCATTATGTTATGCCCAATGATTTTATCTGCGCCCCTAAGGAGATTAACTCCTTCTTCTATCTCATGTTCTCTAAATTTATAAACCTCCCCCGTATCTATATCTTTAGCAACGAGACACCATATCCTAGACACCTCGGGCTGGGGAGTTTTATCTATCACAACTTCACCAAGACCGTTGGCCTCTATATCAAATACAAGTTCCATTTTGTATCTCCTATCTATCTAACAATATCTTTCCTTCATCATCTATAGCCCAGTCTATCTCACGCATACGCCCAGTGGCGTGGTTGTAATAAAGACAGGCAGCAACGCCTGCTCTACCAGTAAGCCGGTTCTTTAGAACTCTTACTGTAGTAGTGTTAGCCATCAGAGGATCAGGATTCTGTCTATCTCTTTCCAGAGCTACGACTGTGTTAGGTACACTAGCTAAAGAACCAGACCCACGCAAATCTTGTAAGGTTATTCGATCACCTTCTTCATACGCCTTCTGTGTTTTCTTTAACTGAGACACTACATCTATATGAACACCGGTACGTGACACAAGTCCACGCAATTCTTTCATGATGTTATCTATCAACAAGCGCTCAGAACTGCTGTTATCATAATCACTTGAAGCGTTCATGAGACCAGTAGCCGCAGCTGTTATATGATCTAATACAATTACATCCACACCTAAGGACACAGCCATAAATTCTATACGAGCGCATAGATTATTCAAAGCATTGTTACCTAAGTGATCATAGATATATAGATTAGTATCAGCCAATTTAGACCTAGCTTCTAGGTACTCATCGTCAGACAGGTCGTTGATTATATCTATAGAGATAGGAGGTTTGCCCATCTCTGTCCTTAACTTATTCATTACCTTCTGTGCACGTATAGCACGTACTGGTTTGTTAAGTATTAAGGAGATAATATCATCAACTGTTTCTTGCGGAGATTCCTCCAACATGATAGCACCCACTGATCTACCATTCATAAGATGATCATACACCATCTCACGTAAGAAAGTAGACTTACCTGACCCAGTACCGGATGTCCATAAAGTTATCTCTCCGCTACGCTGACCAAGCAACGCTTCGGATAGAGTATCGAAGGGGAAAGGATATACCTTTATCTCCTCACTATCCAACGGGTTATCTACATTCTTAACATGTACAATCTCATCAGGGGAAAACTTCTGTGCCTCCCACATAGCTTGGATGACTACCTTGCCTTGGTTATTCATAAGACATTCGTTAGCATCCTTGAAAGGAAGCTTAGCTATCTTACACTTACCAGGCGGCAGTATCTCTGCTACATTACTGGCTGCCTCTTGACCTACATCATCCATGTCAAACATCAAGATGATCTCATCATACCCAGACAGGAATTCTAAGTTATCCTTAACTGACCTTACAGCACCTGCGGCACCGTTAGGTAAACTGACCACCGGCCATTTGTTTTCCTGTAACTGACTAACTGTCATACAATCATACTCACCTTCGGTGATTACAATCTTACGACCAGAACTTCTCCATAAATGCTGACCAAATAACTGAGGCTTACTAGAGTCACCTCTCCATTGGAAAGATTTACCAGCCCCTCGTATCTTCTGAGCCACAACTACATTGTCTTGATAGAAGTTTGTAATTTCTACACGCTTACCATCTCTGCTGTGAGTAAGATAACCATATAGACGCGCAGTCTTCTCGTTAATCTTACGATCAGTTATAGCCTTAACAGTTCCTGTCAAGAACTTTAGTGAAGGCTTATTTGTTTTCGGCATGGAAATTTCTCCTCCGTTTTCATAATGCTGACAAGCAAAACAATACTTATGCCCGTCATCATACACCGCTAAATTATCACACCCGTTATCCCGCCCGTGCTCAGCACAGGCAGGACATTGGGTTTTATCTACCACCCTACTCAACTGTCACTCCAGGGCATCTTGTTCTTAAGCCATCCGAATAACGGACCACCTATAAGAGCACCTGCAGCAAACATTAAGATAGAGAAGAATACTGTTCCTAGTATATCATTCATTTTAACATCTCCTTTAATTTAATCTTACCATCAGTGATGATATGATACACAATTTTACCTGCCCACGCTAGTGATATAGCTGCCGTAGCTATCGCAACGGGGAGGAAGAACCAACTGGCATACATAGCCAGGGCATAATTTAATATTATAAATAAAACTCCACCGATCACCGGTCTCCACCCCAGACGACCACCTGTAAGAACAAGCAGCGCCATACCAGCAAGGGTACAAATACCACCTAGCCAGCCAAGCATAGGGCTACACGTAGCAACTGGGGAATCCATCGTCTGTAACGCTTTACCCACATGACTCGTAGGTGGTGTAAATATTTTATCAACAACTGAACAACCACTAACAATTCCTGTCATAGCTAGAAAAGCTAAGCCTTTTATCATAACTAATCTCCTTCTTTTTCGTTCAACTCACTCTACCAGCCCCGATAATATATTGGAACCGGACCCCAGTAATTCTTTGGGCATTTTTCAGAGGCAAGGCGTGTCTTTTGTTCAATGTAACATCCACAAGAACCACATTTCTTTCCCTCCCGAATCTCACAGTTATCACAAACAGAACGCCGCGATGTAATATCGTTTGGACAAGCAATACCAACGCCCGCTGTTGATTTGATTATGCCTATTGCTCCTACTAAAACACGGTATATTTTTTGCACTAATTTTCTCATCGAGCTCGTTCACCACAATATTCTTTACCACCTCCGGTATCAAACAAAAGTTTTTCTAAATCTAAGATGTCACCGATGTCTTTCCATTCAGTTATAATAACATCAGTATGGGTAACACCCATCTCTTTCATTAAACGATAGCGCTGATGCCCTGTGTATAACAGGTAGCAACAACCATCGTTAGTAAATTGTAGTTCCTTCTGGTTAGTACGGTTGAAACCTTTTTCTATCTTAGACTTAAGAACTATGATGACAACTCCAGCATGTCTCTTACGTAAGTCACGGTCGTTGCCCAAGCCAGGATTACACTCAGTGTTAGTCTCCCAATCTTCCGGTAGCTTAATACAAGATAGAGGTAAGCGTAACCCTTCTTCCTTAAGAGAAACCTTAAGGCGTTCGTAACCCGGTATACCATCACGATCAGTATTAAGACTAAAGATGCCGTCGATATCATCAAGAGCCATCTTTACTGTGTTGTTATCAATGGCATCCTTTTGTAAAGCAGGGAAGTACCACTCATCCTTCGTCATGTTTGTTCACTCCTATAGTAAAGTAACCTTCCTCACCACGCGGAGCCCAATCTTTAGCAGCATAAATAGATTTGATCTGTCTATCATCCTCCCAAAGATGTCCATTAAGTGAGTCAAGTACTGCTTTGATAAAATTATCCACGTCAGCACGTGGCATGTCGAGCATAGTCTTCTTGGGTTGTTTAATATACAACTCCAAGTCAACATGTAATGCATCTTCATAAGGAAAGAAACCTTCTCCTAGTACCTTAGGTACTAAGTCTATCATCTCGTTCCTAAATTTTTTATAAGGACCGGTGAAGTAACCCCCGTGTCTTCCGACACGAGGGCGACTTGCGGCAATCGGACTGATGGGGAAAGTCCATTCGTACATCAGAAAGGTATTTCGTCTGTATCGGTGACATCCACATCAGCTTCATCAACTGACGGAGCAGATAACCCCGTGTCTTCGAAGCCTTCAGTAGGTTCAAAGCCGCCAGTACCATTCTCATTGTTGTGATTACGTTCAATGATCTGACAGCCATTCAAGAAGAGACTCAATGAGCCATCCCTTGTAAGCTTAACAGGTGATAGACGCAAGCGTACCTTGTCTCCACCAAATGGTGTGACTGAAGTAGGCTGTGCCTTTGCATCACGACAGGGGAATGTTTGCTCACCCTTCTTAACGAAAGTCTTTGACTTCGCTTTAAGAGTACTGAATCCCTCAGGGTCTTCACGCATACCATTGATCTTAGAAGCATCAGCCTCTTTGAGCATAGCATCCAACTGTGCTTGTAATTCATCATCTACAATAACAGTGATGCTGTGGTTCGCTGTGTCTTCACCAAACTTAGTGTCTGGTGCATGCAGGTGTGCCCATCTTGCTGTTAATGTACCTGTATTAAAAGGTTTAACCTTTGTTGTCATTCTTTTGTTCCTTTAATCTAGAATCCATTTCTTTAATTGACTCAGCTATTCCTTCTGAAATAGTACTAAGTACCTTACTTAACTCCGTAAGATATTGCTTGACTTCTACCACAGCAACAAAAGGAACATCGTTTGTATCGGTTCCTTCTTGTTCAGCCATCGCAGCCTTAGCTTCAGCAGCTTCTTTTTTCCATTGCTTATCCACACTAGGTGCTTCTTCCATTACATTACCTCCATAAAAGGTTTTCCATTTATCACGAGCCCAACACCATTGACGGGCTTTCGTAGAAAGTTCTTACTATAGTACATGAGTGGATGATCTTTGTCAACTCCACCCGGTACATTCATACCAAATAATTGTTCACCTGTAGGTCCAGCTGTATGTAGTATAGCAGCAGTAGAATGAACATGACCAGCAACCGAACTTTGCATCCTCGCCTTAGCTGTATTAAAGGCAGGGCAAAGACCACTGCTAGCTCCAGTGCCATGATAATAATAAACATCATCAACACTGTGATCATAATCCCAATCCCATTCAGGCGTGTCATATATATCACTGTACTCCTTCAGATACATAGCAGGTATACCACTACTCGCGGCTAACCTGTGTACTCTCTCATCGTGGTTACCAATGCATACCCGTGCTTTAGGGAATGCTTTGATCCATTGCTTCAGTGATTTCATAGCCTTATTATATTCAGCTACAGCCCCATCACTATCAGGGTTCTTCTGATGGTAAGAAATTGCATGGTGATCTAATATATCACCAATGAATACTACCTCATTTGTTTTGTGCTTACGCTTCATGTCCTTACAGAACTTTAAATAATCTATTCGTTCTGCAGGAAAGTGCAAGTCACCTATCACTAGGACTTTCGTCATTATTATCCTCCGTAGGCAATACGATTGTGGCTTCTATGTTTACACTATCAGGGCAAGACTTATCTGAATCCATAAGATTGCAGAGATTTACCATGAAAACCCTGTGCATAAAATCAGAAGGGAAGGCTAGAGTTATAAACTTCTTACCTTTTAACTTTGCTAGTTCCATGCACTGGCTTATACCACGCTCCATATCACCCTCGTTATCTATATAAAGATTTGTCAATTGATTTTTCTCCTTATGCAAAGAAATAATCCGAATTTAAAACACCAGAGATATCCAAGACACCTGTATCAGGAACATCAGGTAGCATAATACCTAATTGATTCTGAACATCTATCTTAAATCTCTCCAGCTGGTTATCTTTATGGATCAGAACAAACTGTTCCCTTAAGATATCCCTCATACTTGATACAGAATTTGCATGACACCCATACGAATCGTGTATCATAGACAAACTGTATATCCCTTTACTTACCATCTCTTCCAATGTTAAGAACATATGTGCCGCATCTAAACTATGTATAAAGTTAGGTGCGATAGCTTGTAAGGCTGCCTTGTTGTTAACATCTTCACTTGTTATAAAAAAGGTTAGCTCTTTGTTGTTAAACAATTTAGCTACTGACCTTCTTGTATTTACTACATTATAGTAATGACACACCTTGAAACCAGAGGGTGTTGTATATTCTACATGTTTATTTAATTCATTAGCCTTACTGATTACCTTCTTAAGATAATCCTTTCCTTTGTTAGGCTCAGATAAGCACCGATTCATGCCTGCTTGTATGCCCCGAGCAAGCTCAGTAATCGCAGCACCCTCTTCTTCTCGGCTTACCCAATCAAGATGCCCCTCAATCTTTAAATACTTTTGTATGCCATAGAATGTCAGACCATAAGGATCACACATTGTAGAGCGTTTGGTAACTTTGCGATCAATACCCTCATCCCAGTGGTCAAGAAATTTTTTACACCATTTTTGAGAATCTTGTTTTAGATAACAGTAGTCTGTTACAGAGTCAGCAACATACTGATATAGATCACTAGGTGAATCATGAGGAACCACGCCCACCTTGGCGCCCACTTCAGGGTCTCTCATTATAGCAGCCCAGTGTTGGCTACCGTTGCATTGTCCATCGAGTTGGATAGGTACATAGGTCATACCATCTTCCCGAAAGTAATCTAGTATAGCAGCAAGTCTCTGAAAAGATTTATTCTTTTTCTTAGCATCATCAACCCACTCCTTATTAGAGTAGGGATCTTCACTGATCCTACGTAACATGTCTTCATTATCAAGAGTCCATTGAACTCTATCATCTAAGGACACCTTGTCTTGGTCAAAGAGATTTGCTATATTAATCCGCTGCCACTTACGTCCTTCCGCATTGACCTTAACACCATTAGCAAACTGTATCAACCCTCTATCTAGATCAGAGGACTGACAACTCAGCAGTTCACATATTGTATACGCCCTGCCCCGGAAGTCTAGAGTGTACACCTGATAGAAGTAACCCCACTTCTTCATGGTGTCGGCTAACTCTAGACGTATCAGCATACGGCTACGGGATTGCTCCTGTTTATACCAGTCACTCCAAGCCTCTTGTCTACGCTGACACCATAGTGCCTTCTCTACTTTATCCCCATCTTTAGGGTACTCCTCATTATACATAAACTCAGCAAAGGAATAGTAAGGAAGATTAGCTATACCGCTGTTGTTTTCAAACATGGTACGCATAACTTCCATTACATCCTCATTAATAGACCATTCAGTAAGCATCAAGGAGTTAACTCCATTCAATACTTTTTCAGAGGGCTCCGAATACTTCTGTTGTAGTGGTTCCTCTCCAAAATAATTGGACTTATATCTCTGTACCACAGGCTTACGCATACGATACTGAAGATACCCACCACTGGATGTTTTCGTGTGTAGTACAGGAGGTACCAGCATTGGGCGGTACACAAGGGAGCTTGCTTGAAGAAGCTCATGTCTCTTGTGTAATTCTTTTAATACATTAGGGTGAAACTCAACGAAGGAGTACCTACGTAACGTCCTGCCTCGTCTGATAGCCCTGTATTCCATCTCTATTATGTTACTAGTGGCTGCTATACGTAACATGTTATGCCCGAAGTCATGCTTCTGCTTGACCGACAGCTTGTTGTTGTACCCCATCTTCTTAGCAAAGGCTTTACATCTCTTCGTTGTCCAGTTCTTAATGAACTTAGACTGACGTAACCAATCCTCCCTGTTATCTGTACGTGCACGTTGATAATCAATTATATCTATAGCATCCTGAGCTATGATACTAGCTACCTTCTGTGCTAGAGGAGGAGTGTGCATGTCTTCTTCTAACTGATGTCCCCAGAATCCACTGGTAAACCAACACCTCATGACAGCACGTATAGTAATGTCCGCTATCTTCGCAGCCCCTAGTTCTAATAGAGGAGGCAACCATTGGGGTGTCTTTCTAGACTGGACTATGTTATCTATCCACTCTTGAAACACCTCTGTTAATTCTTTTACACTAGAGTCCAGTAGCTCTTGCTCTGGTACTCCCTCATCTGGTGCCCTGTTGTAGTCGTCCCAATATTTCGAACGACTATACATTAGCATACGATTCTCATAGTCTACCTGAGCACGGCGTCTCTCACTACGTGCATTCTCTGTTTCTAATGCCCACCTCAAAGAGTAAGTGCCTTCATAGCTTTGTCAAACTCTTCTCTAGTTATTCTTCCTGTTGCTAAGTCATACTTAAGTCCGTACTCTTCGCTAGATATACGAGATCTTCTAGCTCTATCGCCCTTGCCTGCACCGGTATCATTCCATGCAGTAGGAGTCCACCCTTCGGAGACTTGTTCAGTTCCATTCCCGTTAGGATCTCTTTTTCTATTTAATAATCGAGCAGGATTATGAGGATCATTTTTTTCTACGCGTAAATCTTTATCAGACATTATTCAAAACTCCTTTTGTTGTTAACTTAAGTACATTATACCATGGATTCTTGATTTGTCAAGTAAAAAATCCCCAGAATATTAAATATATTCGGGGTGGGTTAGCTGCTTCTCTGTATTTAACTGTGCACTCCAGCTGCCCACCCCTATTATATTATACCTGCGATGACAAGAAGGAATTGTTACTAGCAGTGCCAGTTGCTATCAGTCCTGAGTAGGGCTGTCATTCTCGGAGGGTCATTATTGCACCCGTCTGGATGGGGCAGGTATTAAATTGTTGTTACCTCTTTGATTGCGGTCGATTCACAGTGTCAAAGTTAACCAGTATAGAACCCCGTTAAGATAGATGCCGTAGCAAATGCTGACCGACTTGGGCTAAAGGGAAAGGTAACATAGATTGTCGCGGAGAGCCTCCCATTGGTAGGGGTTCAACCTCGCTAGGCTCTTGATCCGCTATTAAAGCGTGGATTGGTGGGGCAGTAGTAGGGGCATCTGTCCCGGCTCTATGATGCTTACCGACGGGGACTCCAACTACTACCA